GCTTCTCTTGCGTATTTCCTAACACCGTCAGCTGCTTCACCGTATAGGGTATCAACACCACCCATATAGGACTGTTGAAGCGCAGCGCCTTCCGATAAAGCCGATTTGAGCGACGTTACTATCGCAGCTCCTATCGCTACCTTCCCGAGCGCTTTCTTTGCAAACGCACCGATTTTCGAACCTGTAGCGATTCCAGCCTGCTCCGCTTCGCCTCCAAGTGCCTGCGTAATGGATCCGCTGATACCTTGCGCCGATGGTACAATCTGCACATATGCTGTTCCTAATGAAGTACCTGGCATTATTTTTCTCCTCTTGCTTTTGCGAGCGCTTGCATCAGATCCTCAGGGGAATCGAATGCCATTGTCTCGCTGTTGTTGTCTTTCTTTTGCGTCTGCTCTTCACCCAACAGGAACCGAACGAGTGAAAATGGTTGCTTCCCCGACTTTGATTCCTGTGAGAATCCATATCGAAGCGCCTCGATACGGTCCGATATAGTTGCAAGCAGAAGCGTATCCTGAGAGACGGGCAAACCGCTCGCTCTCAATTTAATCCTTGAATCATCCCTCAATCCAGCAGCTAAGGTCGCCACCGTCTTAAGCGGAAGCGACCTATAGTCATAGATTTGATAAGTTTCGGCAAAGTCGCAGATCAGTGCGTCCTCGTCGAGATCTATCATGCTGGAGAGGGTTCTGAGTTTTTTAGTTCGTTGGCGGACTCCATAAGTTCCCTAAGAGCTTCGACCATTGAGGCTGTCGGAACTTTGCCCTGTTCGTTTCTCAAGTGCTCTTTCAGATCCTTGACGCCTTCCTTACCCAGCATCATTCGTGCCGCTTTGACGATTAAGCCTTCCTCGCCTTCGTCTATATCCGAAAGTACTTCCAGGAACTCCCAGTCGCCGATATTTTCTTCAATTATCTCCGTCTGGTATCCGTCATTTAACTTTGCTTTCATCTCATGCCCTCCTTACTATCATTTAAGCCTAAGCCTTGATAATGTACTCGTGGTGAGTCTTTCCGTCTGCATCAGGTGTGGCTGTGATAGTGATCTCGTAGCCTACCGCTTCCGTATCGGAATAGGTAATGTCGCCGAGGCCAGTGATGGTGCCGTGAGGAACGACGATTCTCTTAAGGGCTCCATCTCTCATGATCATATCAACTACCCAAACGCCTTCCTCGGGCTGATCTGCTCCAACGCCTACAGAGATACCTGCTGTGAGTGTGCCGGATACGTTGCTTGAACCATACACAGCCTTGAGGACTTCAACATTCAGAGCCTCAATAAGAGTCAGCTCGAACGTGTCTTCTCTGTCCTCCTGGATAGGAAGAACGATGTCGCCTCCCCAGGCTTTGATATTTGTTACGGAAGGGTTGTTGCTGTTAACAAGTCCATCCTCGCTGCAGTAGCCGAGTGCCTTGAAAGTATCAGCCAGCGCTGTAGTTGCATCCGTAGGAACTGCAGTTCCAGCGGGTGCTCTGAATACGGCTCCGGAGACTTTAGGCTTGCCCGCAGTTACATTGCTTACTGTATTTGCCATTTAAATTCCTCCTAAATAGTGAGTAATTTCAAATACGGCCTGCCAGCGGTATTGCTTCGTAGCCGTATTAGTAAAGTTATATTCTGTATCTAATTTGACGCCTGATACTTCGTCCTCGTTGACGAAGTCCATCATTACGTTTTTGACCGTTTCGTTCAGCCTTATTGCATCTTCGAGCGATGCGCCATATGACTGAACAGCTATGGTCGTGGTCGTTATGTGGTTTCTGTTTGTGCTGCCTGTTTGGTCGATCAGTACGTAGCCCGTCGTTGCTTCGGGAGCGGATACGCCCACATACACGTCGAGTTCACCCGTAAGGTATTCGATTAGTTTGAATAGGATCATGACCCGCCTCCTAACGATTTGAGTAGTGTATTATTGTCCAGGTTGTCCTGCTTGGCCTCGGGAGTCTCTGCATATACCAGCGCATGGGCTCGGTCGAATCCGACGAATGACTCGACTTCATACCCTGCGCCCGCCTTTGACTGGGTTCTGTACGCGTGCTGATTCAGTATCGTCTGCATCTCTCCACTCTTCAGGAGCTCACCTACGCCCTTCTTATTCAGTTTAAACTTGAATTTAACCTTGCTCATAACACTCGACCTTGACCTTCTTATTCCATGAGAGTGGAATCATGTCCTCGATGCCTTCCTCGGGCATCCCGATGATTCTCCAGTCGTATCCGAAGAACGAGACGCGCTTGCCTGCGGTCCAGTCGTGCATATCGCCTTTGGGTATTCCCATCTGATAGACCGCTCTGCGACCCGTTAAGGTGTATGTCTGAAGAACCTCGTCGGATGACAGTGGCGTAACAAGAACATTCTCGACAGGTACGGCCGTCTCCTCGTATATCGGAGCATTCAGCGCATCGGTTCCCGTTTGGACCCTGTCATATAAGGTGACTGTAATGCCTTTAATCATTCCATTCGCCTCCCAAATCGGGAACGAGAGCCTCTACGGGGCTGTATGATCCGATGCTGTCCCCTACTCCGAGGAGCTTCTTCTCAAGCCTTCCGAGATATAACTCTCCGACGGACCCTGAAGATCCAACAGACCAGCTCTGCGAATACCCGAGGGCTGACATACTTCCTTGTACCGCCCCGATCGGAGCCGAGCTTGTGTCGTCTCCATTTCCGAGAGCCCTGATAACCATGCGAACCGATACGACCTTCTTGACTTCGGCTGTAGCTTTTGAATTGTAGGCGTCAATGATGACCGCTGCATCGTCCAGCAGTCTTCCGCATACTTCCATCTCGTTGGAGCTTAAAGTTCTGCTGATTCTGTTCTGAACGTCTGTGGCCTCTGCATATGCCATGCGATCACCTCATTTCTTAGTTGTTTTCTTCTTGGCCTTTGGTTTTTCTTCTGCGGGCTTTTCTGTAGGAGAGACGGCCAGCTTATGACCGGCCGCCTTATATTCTTCTACTCGATCGTCCGCGACCCACATTTCATTCCCGTAGGCCTTGTTGATCATCTTGACTTTCAATTAGTCAGTCAGGAGATTGAAGCAGGTTACGTCAGCGCGGAATCCGACTTCGATTTCTGCTCTTACTGCGAACATATTCTGCTGGAAGAGGTTGATTGTGGTGTTTCCGGATGTCAGTGTAGCGTCAGCGGAGTAGTCGAGCTTGATGCCTTCTACTGTGCCGTACATAGCCTGAGTCCAGTCGCCTGCAACACCGACGGTGTTAGGGGTTCCGGCTACATAAGCGCCCTTTGTGAGAACTGTCTTTGCACCGAGTACCATAGGAACCGCTCCCTCTGATACGTTGTTGATGAAGAGAGGTCTCTGATCTCCATCAACTGCTCCGAGAAGCATACTCTTGCCCTGAGGGGAAAGAGCGATGCCGTTCATGATTCCACCGTGAGTTGCGATGTCAGCATCAGCTGCAACGAGTCCGGCATAGGTGCCTGTTCCGCTGATGTCCTGAGCTGTAGCTGCTGCGAATGTATCGAAGTTAGATCCGGGAGCTGTGCCTGCGCCGAATACTGTAGCGTCGAACTTCTGAGCGAGAGCCCTGGGAAGTCTTCTTACGAGTTCGTCATAGAGAGCAGCTGCGTCTCTTCTGAACTCGTTGGAGAAGGGAACGATAACAGCGAGCTTATAAGCGCTCATGAGTTTGCTGGAAAGTCCGGGATTTGACACGGGCTTAGCGCCTGTTTCAGATACCCAAGCCGCTTCAGGATCTGCGGTGATAACGGGGATTTCAACTCCTCTGCCGGGGAGCTCGATCTGTCTTGCGAGCTGCATAACAGCGGATTCTGTCTGCATCTTTGCGAGGATTTCTCTTCCCATCTCTGCGGGAAGTGTGATGTTTGTTCTGTTAGTAGGTGTTCCTGCCATGATATTTGTCCTTTCTTTTAAACGTTTTCATTGAACCAGTCCGCAAACTTCTCGCGGGTGGTTTTCTTTGCTTCTCCGATAGGATCTCCGCCGTCAGGGATGACTGGGTATCCGTTCGGTTCTCTCTGCTGTGACCACGTAAGCATCGCCTGAGCCTGTGCCTCGCATTCTTCCTGAGTAGTTGCGGTCAGCAGGTTTGCGGGTACTCCCGTAGCCGTAGCGACCTCTTCACGCATAGATCTGATAGATACCTCTGTTTTGATTGCGTCCAGTTCGGCCTGTAAGCGGTCAGCCTTCTCCGTGGCCTTTTGGAGTTCGGACTTACCTGCTTCGACCTGTTCATCGAACTTCTGAGCCTTTTCCTTCAGTTCTGCATAGTCGCTGTACTTCTCGACTCGTTTTGCTACGATGCGGTTTACATCGTCCTGAGTGAAGGTTTTCTGCTCTGCCTGTTCTGTCTCTGCGTTCTGAGTAGTAGTTTCCTGATTTGTAAGGATTTCAGTTTCCATTTAGTTTCCTCCTTCGAGTAATAACCTCGTTTAAGGGACGAGTTCCCAATAAAAAAGCACC